AGAAGACAATACGCATTTACAAACTAAGGCACAAGCCAAAGAACGTGGTATGACTATTCGTGGTTATATTGCTTATATAGTAAAGAAAGACAAACAGTTATTAATGAAAGGTAAGTAATGGAAGTTATAGAGGTAGATGTTTTTGAATTGGAAGCTGAAATTATCCAACGTGAAACATTAATAAAGAAGTATGATGCAGGGCTTATAGCTATGTGGATAGACCAAGGTAAGGCACTAATAAATTTACACCACAAGTTAAATGGTAGTTTCGCTGAACTGATAGAAGACCCTACAAATACAGTTATGGTTGAGGTGTGTGGTGCTGAACGACTAGAAAAGCATTTAAACAAGGCTTTAGCCCGTGGTACTATTTACAGATACATGGCTTTTGCGTACAGCCCTAAATTAAGAGAAACACCACTAGACCAACTTATAGGGTTTGACCAGCGTTCCCTTGAGAAGATGGTATTTTTAGAAGACAAAGCTTGGGATGAAGTGATAGAACTAGGTAGCTATAAGGACTTCTTACAACTCTCCAAAGAACGCGAGAAGATAGATGCTATTGAACACGCTAAAACACTAGACTTGAGATACGATATAGTTAATGGAGATAGTACAGTTGAAACATTAAATGCACCTACTGGCATTAAGTGTGTAATCACAGACCCACCTTACGGAATGGCATTTGTATCTAATAGAAGAGAAGCTAGTGCTAAAGATGTTGGAATAGCAAATGATGAAGACATCTACACAGCAATAAAAGTAACAACAGATGTTTTTAACAACCTATACAGAAAGATGCAAAAAAATAGTAGCCTTTTTTGCTTCATTGGTTGGCGTGAAGAGCCTATGTTTCGTGAACTCATTGAGAGTTGTGGCTTCACTATAAAAAACAGTATCATTTGGGTAAAGAACAATCATGGAACTGGTGACCTAAAAGGAACGTTTGCCCCTAAGCATGAACGTATAATTTTTGCAACTAAAGGAACAGTTGAACTTTCACATAGACATACAGATGTACTAGAAGGTAGTGATACACGAACAGACCACCCAACAGCAAAGCCAGTGGACTTAATAAAACTTCTGATAGAAGATACTACCCTCGCAGGTGATTTGGTTGTAGACCCTTTTGCAGGACATGGTTCAACTCTCATAGCAGGGAAAGAACTAAGCCGTAATATTTGGGGATGCGAATTAGACCCGTATAATTATGCTGAAATAAAAAGGCACTTAGATGCATAGGGTTGCAGAAAGAAAGCACTTGCCACAAATAGAAAGAATACTTAATTTAATTAACGCTAAAAAAAATATAGCCCCAATTACTTTAAAGGAAAGCACCGAGCATGAAGATACTAAGTTGTCATTTGATGCAATAACTTCTTTAGGTGAACAAGTGTCAATAAGAATTAGAGATATGAAATACTTCCCTAATTTTAAAGATGTAACAATAAGAGCTAAGGCTAGTAAAGGAGGTAAGACTGAAGTAGATAAGCTAAGAGATGGACTAGGGGATAAATACTTCTACTGTTGGGAGGATGCATTTGGTATAAGACAATTCATCTACTATGATATTAATAGGTTAAGACCTTTCTTAGATGAAGGTAACTGGAAAGATAATAGTGATACAACTAGCTTTAGAACCTATTCACTTAGTACGCTTAAAAGATGTAATAGTCTTATAGCATTAACCAAGTCAGTCCAGACATAGCGTTGCTCTTATTCTTCCGAAGGGATGCTAGAAGCATATCCAAACTAGGAATAACTGTCAAGGGTTTTTAACAATTGATTAAAAGTTATACAACGCTGTATAAAAATTAAGCAGTATAATATTAAAGGATATAAATGAATAAGCCACTAAAAGTAAGAGCTGGTCATAACAAAGATATGTACTTCGCAGTACGTGAACATAAAGCAAAGAAGTATAATAGAAACTTTACTTCTTTAGCTAGAACAGAGATTATACGCATCTTCTATAAATTAGATAATGCTATGAATTACGTTTTACAACAAAATAAAGGAAAATAGAATGACATTTAAGAACTTAGTACATACAACAACGTATGAGAAAAATGGCGAACAAAAGAAAAAGTATACAAACGTAGGAACTCTCTTCATTTATGATGATGGCAATATGGGTATCAAGCTAGACTCAATCCCTGTAAACTTTGATGGTAAGTTAGCTGTGTATGATAGAGATGATAAACAGCAACGTCCAAGTCAGCAGACTTCACAGTATGCACAACAACCAGCACCTATTGGACAGCCACCAGCTCCAGCTCCAGTACTTGATCCAGCTTTGGATAATCTCCCGTTCTAATGAATAAGATTAAATACCGTCGCTGTAGTGTGTGTAACGAGAATAAACCTTTAGATGAAGATCACTATAAGCGTAATAAGAGAGCTGGCAAGAATACTAAGATAATGTATTTCACAAAGAGCTGTAGTATCTGTTTAAATAGACTTGCAGCACATAGAGCTAGAGAAGCTTATGCTATCAAGACAACCGATGCTAAGATACACTTGCCTAAGCACTTGCTAGAGCGTGGGAAGATACATTACGAAGGACATACGTTTTAACTTTGGGAGTAAACCCAACTAAAAATCTCTCGAAAATCTCTCAGCATAACAGTTGAGTATCATTATATTGACTGATAGACTCGCATAGGATTGCACTCCTGAGTCTATTGGTGAGTGTTTGTCACCTTGACACTAACTGGACGGGAGTTTGGCTATTGAGTTAGTAACACCGTAAAACAAAACAGCTTTAGAGGCTGGACAAATGCGTATTTAAACGCGAGATAATTAGAGCCCTTGGGTGCAGTAGGTGGAAGCCCTACCATAGGAGATAGAAATGATACAATTAAAATTAAAACTAAAAGGTATGCCAAGTCCAAGACCAAGAGTTACACGTCATGGAACTTATATGCCACAAGAATATTTAGAATATAAGAAATATCTACAAACGTATTTTAGCGTGTTTAAACCCTTCTCAATAGTACCACTTAGGTTAGAGTTACTTTTCGTGTTTAAGACACCAAAGAGTAGTCGCAATAAGTACCCAATGTAACGAGGTGATGTTGATAACTATGCCAAGAGTGTAATGGATGCTATGGAAGGTATATTATTTGAGAATGATACTCAGATTACAGAACTTAAAAGTAAGAAGATGTACGGTGATGATGATTTGATATTTATTACTTTGAAGGAAGTATGATATAATATGTAAAAATATGAAGGTATTAAATGAAGATAGGACTATTAATATTAGCATTTCTATTCGTTGGGTGTGAAGAGAATAGCACTACAATCACGAATGTTAATCAGGGTGATGGTGGTACATACATCAACAACAATGATGGGACGGTGACTTATACTTACACACAGTCGGAAGGCGATGCATCTGACGGCACTACGGGTGAGTATGATCAGAGTGACGATGAAGTCGAATGCAAGAGTAAAGGTTACTTCTACTGCCCAATTACTAACACTTGTAATAACACAGCCTTAAACGGTGGAAGCTGTACTAGATAATGGCACGCCCTAAACTGTACGATACAGAAGAAGAGTTTGAAGAAGTACTGAACGCTTATATCTCTGATTGTGAAGATAATACTAGAGAGATATATACTAAAGAAGGTGGGGTTGTAACTATTTCAGCACCTATACCACTCTCTATTGAAGGGCTATGTCATGCCTTACAGATGACTAGACAATCCCTATTAAACTATACAAAAGATGATAAGTTTTTTGACATAATAAAAAACGTGAAGCGTAGAATACTGCGTAATCAAGTAGAGATGGGACTTATGGGGATAACTGATAAGACTATGACAATCTTCTTACTAAAGAATAATCACGCTTATACAGATAAGACAGAAGTAGAACAAACTGTAATAACTCCAAAGGCACCAGTCATTGAAGTTGAACAGTAAGCAAGGTGAGTTCCTACTTTCCAAGGCTAAGAATACTGGCTTCGTAGCTGGGTTTGGTAGTGGCAAATCATACGTTGCTACTCTCAAATGCATACAAAAGAAGCTAGAGAATCCCACACTAACAGTTGCTTACTATCTCCCTAACTATGGCTTAATACGCGATATTGCATGGGATAAGTTCCCTATGTTACTACATGAAATGGGCTACACTTTCAGAATAAATAAATCAGACAAAGAGATTATCATCGATGGTGCTGGTAAGATTATCTTTAGAAGTATGGATAATCCCGATACTATTATTGGATATGAAACATTCTATAGCTTGATAGATGAGTGTGACATTCTACCAATGGATAAAATGGAGAACGCATATAACAAGATACTAGCTAGGAATAGACAGAAGCACCCAACTGGTGAGCCTAACAGATTAGATATCGTTGGTACTCCAGAAGGCTTCAAGTTCTTCTATAAGCGTTATGTGAAAGAGTTCAATAAAGGCACTGACTTACTTGTGAGAGCATCTACATACAGCAATAAGCATCTACCTATTGACTACATTGATACACTCAAACAACAGTACCCATCTAACTTGATTGAAGCATACTTGAATGGACACTTCGTCAACCTAACAAGTGGTAACATCTATAGCTATTATGATAGAGCTAGGCATCATAGTGGTAGGAAGATTAGAGATACTGACGTGCTACACATAGGTCAAGACTTCAACACAGGTGGTTGTGTGTCTATTGTATTCGTGATAGATGATGATATACCTATTGCAGTTGATGAGGTAGTGAGTAAAGATACATTTACGGTGGTTACTAACTTACAAGCTAGATACCCTGAGCATACGATAGTTATCTATCCTGACGCTAGTGGTGCAAGTAACAAGACTTCAGCTCAACGTACAGACTTACAGATACTCAAAGATGGTGGCTATGTGATACGTGCTAAGGCTAAGAACCCAGCAGTGATGGATAGGATTAACTCAGCTAACTCTCTCTTTGACCATAACACCATAAAAGTGAATGAAGATAGCTGTCCTAGATTAGCTGAAGCACTTGAACAGCATTCATGGGACGAAAAGGGTGAGCCTGAGAAGTTTAACGGTGGTGGTACAGTTGATGACTTCACCGATGCAATGGGTTACTTCTTATTCTATAAGTTTGGTATAATTAGAGCAAGAACAATAATAAAGGCAGGAACATGACCAACGACAATGTAAAGTTTTTACACCCAATCTATGTAGCACAGCAGAAACGTGTTACCTTATGTAACGCTATGTATGATGGCTATGATACAGCTAAGAAGTACTTACTGCAATCTACTAATGAGAATGAACAAGACTATGCTATACGTGTAGACTTAGCAACATATAACAACGTCATGGAGCGTATCATAACTGCTCAAGTTGGTATGGTGTATCGTAAAGAACTCATTTATGAAGATGTGCCTGAGAAGTATCTAGAATGGTTCACAGACATTAAGTTTGAGCAACACTTACAAGATGCAACTACACGTGCAGATGTAGATGGTAAAGGCTTGATAATGCTAGATATGCCTATTGCAGGTGGTGAACCTTACTTAGTACAGATTAAGCGTGAGAGTCTAATCAACTGGCGTTACAGTGATGGCAAGTTTACTATGGCTGTGATAGCTGAACAGTACGCAGAGGAAGATGGCTTTAAGATTGAGTATAAGACTCAGTACAGACACTTAAAAGAAGACGGGAACATAAACATATGGAGAGAGGTAGAAGGTCAAGGCATGACTATCGTTGAGAGTATCACTACTAGCTATGACTTCTTACCATTGTATCTAGCTGACTTAGGGACGCTTCCTCCTATGTATAACATCGCTGTAATGACTAAGAACTTATTTAATTGTTCTGCTATGACTGCTAATGCTATACGCAAAGCTACTGATCCATCTCTCTTAACTGTAGGCTTAGGCTTAGATGAGAACAACGAACTAAAGCTAGGTGTGAATAGTACTATCAATACCGACAATGAGAACGCTAGAGTTGAGTGGATAGAGTTAGATGGTGCATCGATACCAATAGCTAAGCTAGACTTAAAAGACCAGGAAACTACAATAGGTGAACGTGCATTGAATATGCAAGCACAGACACAAGATAAGAGTAATAAGACAGCAACACAAGTTAACAAAGAGAATAGTGAGTCTAATGCTAGACTCTCTGACATCTCTTCAGTAATGGAGTATATGGCTAACGATATCTACCAGGGCTTGATGCGTATGAAGTATAACCAAGATGCTATTGGTAAGATCTGTTATGCACGTGACTTCAAAGATGAGGGTGTAGCGAATAACCTTATGCCTTCAATCAATCAAGCGTGGGTTAGTGGGCTTATCTCACATGAAACAGCACTTACAACACTTGTAGAGAAGGAACAGTTAGTCATAGATGATATAGAAGCCGAGATTAAACTAGCAGGAGAGGAGTTCACCGTTGAAGAAGTACAAACTAAAACTAACTAAATCCCAAATAATTGATATATTAGAAGCTCTACTTAATGAAAGTGCCAAGGCTCATAGTGATATGCTAATGTATAAAGGTATGAAAAAAGAGGAGTATTTTAAGCAAGACTTTGAAGATTATGAAAAGCTAATAAGGCTATTTAATGAAAAAATATCAGAGTGAAGTAAATCAACTAATCAAACAAATAGTAAGCCAAATACTAGAGGGTAAGCTAACTTCTAAGAAAGCTATCAATCAAGCACTAGCTAGGCTCTCTAAGGATATCAAAGTACCAATAGCACAACTAAAGGTACGTTTGATAGAGGAAGCCAAGGTTAGTGCAACAGCTTCTGCACACTCAGTAGTCAAACAACTTATGGCACTCAACCAACAAGCCGTGATAAAGTCCATGACTGCTACAGATATATCTGTTATGGTTGATAAGATATTCAATGGCTTATTACCGTTTAAAAAGATTAAGAATGGTAAGACCATAGACTATGCCATAAGGGTTGATGATTGGTTCGCTTATCTAGGTGATGATGTAGTCAAAAAGGTTAAGCAAGGAATACTTGGTTCTTATATTAATGGTGAACATCCAGCTGAGGTTGCACGTAATGTACTATTAAATACAGACCAAAACAGTAAAGCCAATAGAGCCAAGGTAAAAGCATTAACATTTACTTTAGTACATAAGGCTAATGAAGCTTCAAACCTCCAAACCTTCATTGATAACGAGCGTTATGTCGAGTGGGTGAAGTACCAAACAGCAGTTGATGAGAGAGTTGATGATGTATGTGAACACGCAGAGCTTGATAGTGTGCAGTTAAAACTAAAGCCAAGTGAGTATGCCAAAGAGAATATGCCTATACCGAGTTTGCACGTATTTTGCCGTTGCTATCTCAAAGCTATGAACGGTGAAGATGATACAGCTAAGATGATTATGAATGCCAAGAAGAGGAAGTTAATAGTTAGATATGTAGACGGTGTACGTGTAAAAGGTAAGTGTACTCCTCCTAAATGGTTGAAGTCTTCTAAGACTATATCAAATATCAAGAAGATAGTGGGTAAATGTAGGTACTCATATAAAGAATACCTAGGCGAGGGGGATTAACCCTCCTCAAATAAACTAGGCTCTACATTAACATAGTTGCTAAACACATCATCTAATGCTCTACTGTTAAACTCAATGACTGAGTCACCTATTTGTTTACCAAACGTATCATCAAGTAAGAAAGTCTTAGATACAAGCGTATCTCTCTTCTCTACTGCATTACATTGTAGTAACATACTCCAAGCCGTTTCTTCGGTTAGATTGATGTCATTATCTTTTAAATACTTTCTAAGTGATATAAAACCATGAGAGTAAGTCTTTAATCTCTTAACTTGTAGTTGCTTAATCTCATTATGTGCCATATATAATTGGTTCTTACTTGTATCACATTGTTTTCTTTCAAGTGCGATATAATATTTACGTATCTTACTACCAATATCATTATTTGTCATCATACATATTTCTTTTGCCATATCTGATGAAATTATATAATCATTTTTTGTGTTACCGTGTAAATTTATCCCGACATTGATGTCGGTATTTTTATCAACAATTAGATAATCAAAACCCTCTTCAAAGTCATAATTATTAACATAGTTTTCTATCCATCTTTTATATTGGTCTTTCGCAAGTCCTAGTTTTTTATATAACTCTCTACCATCGGTAGCATTTATTTTATCTTCACCAAACATAATTTGATAAACTTTTACTAATTCATTCATAGTAATTCTTTCGGACAATAATATTTAAGGTGAGAATGGAGTCCAATCATTCATACAAAAGCACCGATTTTAAATCGGACTCTTTAGATAACCTTAGAGGAGTGCAAAAGATGCACTCTCGGATTGGACTCCTCTAAAGCTATTCTGCATTATACCACAAGAAGGTAAACGACCCATTTGTGCCTTTTATCACAATACGGTACAATACAGTTAGACATAGGCACTTGTCAATAAACAATCATAAGGCAACTTGATGACACAAGAAGAATTAGAAGCAAAAGTAAAAGAGTTAGAAACCAATAATGCAGATTTGGTTTCAAGTATCGGCAAACTAGAAAAAGCTAACATGGATTTGGTAGGTGAACGTACTACATTGAAGCAGAAGCTTAAAGACGGTGTAACTGATGAAGAACTCAAGGCTGAGAATGAGAAGCTAATGGCAGTCATTGAAAGTAATGAAGCCAAATCAAATGAACTAGAAGTTAGTCACCGTTCAGAAGTGAATGAAATGAAGATAATATCTATGTTTGATGCACTAGGTATCGAAGCAGACAGTGACGAGGCTAAAGAGTTACTCATACCTCTACTAAAAGAGGGTAGCGACTTTGCAGAAGATGGCTTCCGATATATAGACAGCGAGAATACAACTGTATTTAAAGATAATAATAGGAAGTATGACTTGATGGATAGAGTCAACGACTTAAGAGAGTCTGGATATGGTGGGTTATTCCAACCTCAAGTTGGTGGTGGTGCGACTGATACAACGACTGCACCTACACCTAATACAGATATGTCAGCTCAAGGTAGAGCAGACTATTTCAAAACACACGGCGTAATGCCAAAAGGATAACAAATGCCAGTCGGTAATAAAGATGACTTCAAAATTCATAATACAATAGCAATGGCTTCATACTTAGAGAAGCTTACACAAAACTCAGATATCTTCAACGGTGCATCAAATGGTGCTATCAGAATGACATCAAATGGTATGATTGGTGACTTCTCAGAGTCAGACTTCATCAAAGAAATGTCAAGTGGTAAAGTAATTAAACACAGAGACCCAAGTGGACTAGGTGCAGTTACTCCAGAGAAGTTTGAAGAAGATACTAAAATCTCTCCAAAGCTTAACACTTATGCTTACTTATCTCAAACATGGGATGCATTTAAGAAAAAAGGTCAATCAGCAGAGGCATTCTCTGTATTAGTTGGAGAAGCTGTAGCAATGGCTCAAATCGAATGGTCTTGTAATACTGCTATCGCTGGTGCAACTGGTGCTATTGGTGCAACTACTGCTATGAACATGGGTGACGTTACTAAAGATATTACTTATGCAGACTTCCCTAAAATCATGGGTGCATTCGGTGACAAACTAGGTTCAATAAAATTGCTTTGTATGCATTCATCTACTTACTACAACCTTATGGGTACAGCAGTAGCAGAGAAGCTTACTAACATCGCTGGTGCAACAATCATGAGTGCATCTAACCCAACATTTGGTATTCCAGTACTTGTTACTGACTCACCATCATTGACTGCTGGAGCTGGTAAGAACATTCTTTGTCTAGTAGACGGAGCTGTAACTATCATCAACTCTGAAGATACTTCAATGAGTGCTGGTGTTGTAAGAGGTAAAGAAAACCTTATCCTTGAAACACAGTATGAAATGGCTTGTAACATTGACGTTAAAGGTTATGGACTATCTACTGCTGGTGTAGCTATCATCTCTCCAACTACTGCACAGCTAGAAGCTAAAGCTAACTGGAAACAATCATCAACAGATGTTAAAAACACAGCTGGTGTTGTCTTCGTTTGTAAGACGTAATGAAACTCGCAACTCTAGTAGTATTAGCATTCGTGCTTCTACTGCAAGGGTGCGTCTTTACTCACCCAATATTCGGAACATACGATGTGACAGATGTTCGGACAATCAAAGTTACTAAGGGTGATACTGTTTATGAGTTAAGTGGTGACCTTGAAGGCTTCGAGGACTTCGATGAGATGCACAAATTAATTGATAAACTATAAAGGACTAATATGTCAAACTTTTTTAAAGGTTCTTATTTCGATAAGCCTTTCTTTTCAAACACCTTCTTTCACGGGGATTACTTCAAGCTACCCTTCTTCAATGGCATAGGTGGTGGAACAACTCCTCAACCCGTCCCAGTTGTACCTAAAGTACTAAGCTCTGTAATATCTGCTAATAATGACAAGCGTATCGTGGTTACATTTGACCAAGAAATGCAGTCACAAGGTGATATTAAACAAGCTATTTGGATTGTAATAGATGGTAAGCCTCCAGTACTGCCAACAGTAGTTACATTCTCACATGACTTCATGAGTCTATCATTCCCTAGTGAGTTTAAAGCAGGAACAACGGTATCATGGAAGTATGATGATAGCGATGCAGGTATCGTACTAGAGTCTAAAGCTGGTGTTAAAGCCGATAATCAAACTTATGGCGTACAGAATGATTTAGCAGATGAGCCAAGTGATGGTGAACTAGATATGGACGGCGATGGTAATCCCGATACAGTTATAGGCACAATCACAGAAGATGAAGACTCATACAACCTTGACATAGATGGTGATGGTGTTGCTGATGTAATCATTCCTAAAAAGAAAAAGAAAAAGTAATGACTAGCTATTGGAAGCATGGGCATAAAGTATATGAGTGTGACGACTTTATCCCAAACAAAGACTTCGTACTAAGACCAGCGTATTATCCTTATGATGATAACTGTATCTTAGTGCCTAAAGGTATGTGTGATGGTAACTTCACGCAAATATCTATAACTGAGTACCATGAGTTATTGAAGTGGTATATCAATTATGATGGTGTACTAATTACAGAAGTAGATGGTACACGCTCACTCAAAGATGAGGGTAACTTACCATTTGATTACGATGAAGTACACTCTGGCTACTCAGTAGAGGTTAGTGGTGATGGTAAGATAGAAGTACCTATTAATGCTACGTTGGGTAGTGCTATTACAGTACCAAATGCTTCTTCATTTGACACGGGAGTAACAATAAATGGTAAAGAACTACAATATGATGGAACAGGCACAGCATCTACGGGACGTTATCAAGGAGTAGTAACACCAAACAAAGAAGCAAATTATGCCGTTGAAATAGTATCTTCATTTAGTGCAGTTGGTACAGTTGTATTTATAAATGGCTCAAGAGTTGAGAAAATTCCACTTAAAAATGGAACTCATACTTATACTGTTAAAGCATCTAGTGATACTACAGAAGATAGACTATGGGTAGCGTTTGAGGCACATACAGCGATAGGTACGATAGAAGTTATTTCCTTTAAAGAAATTACAGCAGTCAAAGGTTCAGTAACAATATTTGACCATGCAACTAAAACCTTCACTCAACCTACATTACCTCTAGCTTCAACGTATACACTCAAAGATGGTACATTTGGTACAATCATCAAGCTAGATACTAATACCTTCTCACAAGCTGACTTAACAGCATTTACAGCTAGACCTGAGTTAGTAACAGATTGGTTTGATGGTACAAAGACTATACCAAGTGGCATCACTAAACAGAATGGAGATGTACTCACGCTACAACCAACGGCTACTGGTACTAACACAGTATCAAATACAAGTGATTACGGTATCCAGACTATAGCACTAGGTAATGCTCCTATGAATGGTGGGAATGATGGTAGATACGTTACAATACCATTACGCACACCTAAGAAGCTATTAGTGACCAAAGACATAGATACTATTCAAGGTGATAACTTCAAAGTAACAGTTAATTACTCTGATGGTACTCACGAAATAATAAAGGCATAAGATGTTAATTATATACCCAATAACTGGTTGGAGTTCATTCCTAACCGAACCAGAAGCGGATAAGTTTATGAAAGTACAAAAAGATGATGGTGGGTGGGATAAGCTAACTACTGAACAAAAGTCAATGTTACTCACACAAACTACAGCTCAGATACGTCTATGTACTGGCATTAAACTACCAACTACAGCAGAAGCAGACTTAAAGGCTGGACAAGGCTACTTGTTACTACAAGCTACTCGCTCAGATATGACAGTATTCGACCCTAACGAGAAAGATGTAACCAAGGAGAAGGTCGGTGAGATTGAGATTAATTATGCTTACAGAGATAAAAACTCAACAGTAACTACATTCCCTCCTATGGCTGTGTTATTTTTAGAACAGTATGGCTGTAGTGGCAACAGTGGCTTTAGTCAATCACCGACGGTAAAAGCATAATGTTAGCAGATAGACTTAGGCTCACAGCAGACAGACTTATAACTAAGTTTGGTTCTGCGATAGTCTTAACTGAACACATCACTACTACATTCAACCCAACTACGGGTGACAACCTAGAAACTAGTGTTGAGTATCACACAAAGGCACATATAAGCCCTTATACAACTTCCGACATAGTATCAGGTGTTGTAGGGATTAAAGACCTACGTTTCCTTATATATGCAGATGGTTATGATATTGATGAGGATTGGACTATCGAGTATGATAACCAACGCTACACCATCATTAACATCTCTAAGACTATTGCACAAAATAAACGTATCGTTTTGACGTTACAGTGTAGATGTAAATAATGATTAAAATAGTAGCTAACTCTGATAATATCATCATAGCTTATGAAGAGATGACTAAAGAGATAGACCAAATCATCTTTGATGAGGTTAAGAACCTTAGAAGCGACCTAGAAGATATAGGTGAAAAGATTAGGGTCACTAGAAACTTTAAGAACGGCATAATGGCTACGAGAAAGACTAACTATGGCTGGGTTATCCAAATGAAAGCTAAATACTCTTCTATATTGTGGGCAGGACGTAGAACTATAGGTGGTAGAGAGTACGGCTCACTAGGTTGGTATAATGGTGGAGCTCCAATGCTAGAGAAGATGGGTAACGATATAACAAGGAGAGTAAACGATGTTAAAAGATAAACATATAGTAGATAAATACTTCCAAGATAATTGGACGGGTACTCCCATTCAGTACGATGGTGCTAACTTCAAGATGCCAATAGATGGCAAATGGATAAGCGTTAGGCTTGTTCCATACGATAGGCAGTCATTGAGTGCTAACAACGGTTTAAAGGTTGATTACGCATTGATACGAGTGTATTGTTATGATACATCAGTAACCAAGTGCTATAATCTAGCTAAGCAAGTCCAAGACTTCCTAGAATGCAAGAAGATACCAACAGATACAGCAAGCGAGTTGATAGTAGAGGTAGCCGTTCCAAATGGTGACGGAGCAACGCCCCTACATAATTCAATCTATGAAACAGTACTTAATTTTACTGTTAGAAAATATACATAAGGAAACATCATGAGTATTATTAACTCTAAACAGACAGCATTATATTTAAAGCAACAAGCGACTCTACCAGTACCTCCAGCAGACTTCATTGAAACTATGAAGCCTTTAATGGTAGTGCCAAAGTTCGCAACAGTAGATACCAATAGACTTAGTGGCTCAATGAACACTAAAGACAGCGTAATTGATACGTGTAGAGCTTCAATCGCATTTATGGCTGAGGTAGCACTAAGAGAAACGGGTGCAACCTTTACCAATGCTCCAGAGTGGGTAGAATTAGCTAAGATTAGTGGTATGACGGGTACAGTCGGTACAGACTTATTCACAGTAGCCAATGCAAGTGGTGGTATTGCCAAAGGTAGTGCAGTTGTAACAGTAGATGCAGGAGCAAGTGCTTTCAATATGACTAACACTCTAGTTGGTGACATAGAGTTTGTATTGCCAGTAGGTAAGTTAGCACAAGTTAATACAAAGCTAAGTGGTTACATCGACAGCCCAAAACCTACAACAGTACCAATCCCAGTTGCTAACACGCTTAATACTAATCCAGCGTTGGTTGTATCTTGTGCAGATATCATTACTTTAACGGGTACATCTATCCCAGCTGAAAAGATTGTATTTAAGATGAACCCAGACATACAGAATACTTATACAATGGGTGGGGCTAGTGGTATCAAACAAGATATGATTACTGATTATGGCGTAACTTGTGAGATTACCTTCCCAGTAGAGAGTGCCACATTTGGACGTGAAGCTACTTTAATAGATGCTGGTACAATCAGTCAAGTAAGAGTTATTATAGGTGCTGACGACCAAGGTAAGCCCGTTGATGGTAAGTCATTCTTATTCTTAGCAGATGCTTCTAAAGCTGTAAACTATGTAGATAGCGTTAATGGTGACTTACTCCAAAGAGTATTGACTCTCAGACTCTATGATGGTGCAGAAAAAGCATTACGTGTTATTAGTGGTAAAATCGCTGGGTTATAATCATGGCTGAGATGAATATAAAAGCCATTGTAACTGGCGAAGAGGATATAAAGAAGCTAGGTGACTCCATTGAAACAGTTAGTAAGAAGACCAAAGGCTTAGAAAAGTCTATGGGTGGAGTTTCTGCTAAATCTGTAGCACTAGGTAACATCTATGCTAAAATGGCTAGTGTTGCTTTAGATGCGTTCAGTAGTATGTGGAGTGCTGGTAAAGACTACCAAGAACAACTTGACGAAATGAATGGTAAGACTAACGAGCTAAATAAAACAAATGATGAGTTAGCTTCGTCGTTTGGTGCGTTAAGTGCTACAATTACCCAAAACACAGTAGTGACTGGTGCATGGGATACTGCCGTCAAAGAGTTATCATTCACTATGGATTGGTGGAATGGGTTCTTCTCTGACAAATCAGTAGAACAAATAAAAAAACAACGTGAAGAGTTAGTTAATTATACAGAGGACATGCTCGTATGGGCAGATGCTAAAAAGAAGATGGCTGAAGGTGCTAAAGTTTATGCCAAAGAGTTAGCCAACGAAGCTAGACAGACAGACATAGCTACACAAGCACTTGCTAGATATAATGGCGAACTTGCTACTAAAGAGAGAGCACATCAAAGGGATATAGCTGTAACACTAGAGCTTATTAACATCTACGAGGAACAAGGCAGAAGCACAGACGGACTCATTAATCAACTAGATGAGCTTGAAGCTAAAAGAGTAAATCATACTAAGACTATCCGAGAGGAAGCCGAAGAGTTAGCCAAAAATACACTAGAAGTTGAGAATAACACAGAAGCAACCAAAGAGAGTACAGATGCTACTCATGCAGACACAGAAGCTAGAAGCAATAATACTAAGGCTATGGAAGATAATAATAGCTCAACGGGGGCAGGTACAACATTCCAAAGTGATGGTAAAAAGATTAGTGGTGCTGAGTCATACGCTATTCATGCACTAGGACACGCACCAACGCATACCAATCAGAGTAATGGTAACCTTGCTAAATATCTTGAAGACATAGCACGGAACACACGCCAAACAAATCAATATCTAGGAGGTATTTAATGCTTATACTAGAACAAAAGATAAAGAAGTTTATACGCACCAACCTACAACAGCCTTATGCTGAGTGGGATAAAGATACCGAGTACGTATGGAATACGACCATCGTATACAAGAACCACATCTACAGAAACATAGTTAAGCAAAATAAAGGAGTACAGCCAGACCTTAACACGGGTAAATGGCTTCTTTTCGGTGTTGATAATGCCTTCGCTATGTTAGACTTACACTCACATACCGATACTGTTATGGATAAAGGACTAAAGAGGATAGAGGTAACTTTCTCTTCTGCTGGATATGATTATATAGGTTTTGGGAATGTTAAAGGCTCTCTCATTGAGATACAAGAATACAGCTCTACTAATATGAGATTAAAGACTACTCAACATAAAATTGGTAATGAACGTACTTGTGCTACTACATGGCACGACTATTACTACTGTGGCATACCTGACAAACTAGACTTAGGAAAAGGCAAAGCTGTAGATTTCTTATACGGACACATACTTCCAAGGACAGCGAGTATTAAAGTTATTATCCATCAAAACTCAGATAATATTGCATCTTGTGGATCCATGGTTAGTGGTAAGGCTAAAGACATTGGGAACACACAATTTGGTGTAGATATAAGGCTAGTTGATTACTCGGTTAAAACCACAGATAAATATGGGATAACCACTATTGAAAAGCACGATAGCCAAGAGGTGTTCACTTGCGAGATTACATTCCCAGCCAAGACCACACAACTAGTTAAGCGAGAGGTTAAACAAAATTTAGGTAAAGTTGTAATGATAATTGCAGAACCTGAACGGGATAGCAACTATGACAACTTAATCACACTAGGTTATATAGAAGACTTTCAGATATACATCAATAATGGTGTAGAGTCTAGGGCATCTATGAGAGTACTGGAAGTACTTTAGCATGAAAGGAATACTATAATGGCAGTAAACAGTACAGCGTTAAGAGCTAATGTAAGGGCAGTATCTGACTTGTTTTTCAGTGGCTCACAAACAGTCACTAAAGGCGATGAAGTCATTTGGATACTAGACGAAACTTACGCTTTCAAAGTAACGGAAAAGTGTGCAGTATCTACTAACGCATCTCCATTTGTTAATCTACAAGCTGGTGATGTATTTATCATCTACAAGCGTACAGAAGACGATATAACAGCTAAGAACGCTAAAGGCATATACATCTTTGACCGTGACACAGTAGTGGGTCTAGCTTATCCACAAGAGGTAACACAAGATATAGTTATAGAGAATGATATCTATGCTAACAACTATAACTCAGTAGTCATTGAAGCAGATAAAACACCAACAGCAAAGATAACAGTATCTAATATGCAACCAACTATAGGAGATATAATCAAGATAGATGGAAGCTCATCTTATGGTGTTAGCCCAGCTATCATAAATTCATGGAGATGGAAGAAAAATGGTGTTTCTGTTTCAACCTCCCCAAGCTTTACTTATAAAGTAGATAGAGTTGGTCAAGATGATATTACCTTAGTAGTCACAGACAATGGAGGACGTAAAGCCAATACACAAGTTGGTATTATGATTAAAGCTAAACCAGTAGTAGTTCCTCCTCCAGTTATTCCTCCAGTAATTCCTCCTGCTGTGGAACAAGGTTGGAGGCAAGACGGAAAAGTCAATCCAAACATACAATTAAAAACACCAATATGGATAACCGTACTAGATATGACATCAAGCGAGAGTGGACAAGGAACGACTACCATTAAGTGTAGTTCCACATTCTATTGTCACTTCACCCACACACAAGGGGGTACACAACACGATATACATATAGGGCTATTCATAAATGGAGTTTTAATCTCCACTAATAATCGCTTCTTTGGAGTACAAACACAGACCAACAGCATGAGTATCGTTACAACACGTAATATGCGAATTAATCATGGTGATAGATTTGAAATAAAACTACTAGATAAACAAGGTAACTCAAACTATTATAATAGGGCGGGAACAAACAATTACCCACAAACTATAGAAATAGTACAATATTAAAAGGATAATAAAATGGCTAACATAACACAAACGATAACAAACTTTCCAACACCCCCCGACTCTTCAAACGATACACCGACAGAGTTCAACACTAAAGCCGATGCATTCGTAAACCACCAAGGCAACGTGTATACAACCGAGGTTAATACGTGGGCTACGCAGGCGAATGGGCTTAAAGATGACATGAATGTTATTAAAACAGATATTGCCGGGATTGTCGCAACTATCCCAGCAGGGTCTATTAATGACGGACAAATATCAAACAAAAAAGTATGGAGTTCTGCTAAGACGAATAACATATTAAATCAAAAGCAAAACATCGACCCAAAGTTTGGGATAGAGAGTACCCAAGAGAGTACAGAATGGATAACCAAATTTCCAGATGGTACTTGTATGTTGTATGCTACTAGATTTACCACTCCAGCTACTGCTACGTTTAACTTCAACTACCCAGCTGATGCGTTCATACTCGAGCCATCTGTAAGCATAACTATTGTAAACGGTACCTATGGCTATCACGGTATCACTCAGCACACCACCTCATCAAAAGACAAGATGGTAGCAATTAAATATAAGAGAAGTGACGGCAGTGCCTCAAGTGATGCCATCACAATAAACGTACACGCTATAGGACGCTGGAAATAACCTATAGCTTTTCTAGGTACTCAATCAAGCCGTTTACTGCATTAAGTGGTAAGTCTTTCAATGACTCCACTGCATAATGCTTCTTCAATCCCTCTCTATCTGCTTTCTTTAGAGATATGAGAGTGTTAATCTTCTTTAGTTGAGCTTCACTTACTACCTCTTTCCTGACTTCAGCCACATGGTTAGAGTTATCCATACCATCGGCATCTACCGAGTCATCTATCAGAAACAACCCATTAAGTGCATATTTACGTGCATACGAACTTGTACCACCAGTTACTTGCGAAGCTTGCTGTCCTTTGAGTGAAAGCTCTTCTCTAGCATAAGCACTAGAATGCGTTATAAGGCTCATCTTCTCATCATACAATGAAACAGTCGCCTTGATGTAGTATCTATCTCCTATTAGCTCCAAGGCATCATTAATCACTAAAGAATACTGATGCTTAGATAGTAATGGCTTCAATGCTTCAAGAATACTTTCTGCACTCCTATATTTATACTTACCAAAGGCATTTGTTTTATCCTTTGGAGCATTTAGACTTGTTTGTATATTATGTAACATTATTTACCTCTCTATTAATTTTGGGGTGTACGGTTAATTGACTAATCTCTTTTATTATATCCCTCACCCTATTTACTGACAAGCTAAAAGTTCCTGCTATTTTTGTAAAGGTTTCTTCACCCTCTAGCTTCATTAAATATATAGTTATATCCCTATTACTTTTTCTTTTAGATAACACCTCAATATATTTAGATTCATTCCCTTTTACGAATCTATCATATCTATCTTTTATTATTTCATATTTCATTTATATCTCCTTATCAATCCATTATATCTATTTGGTTCAGCCTTGTTATGTTTGTTCAAATGTGCTAAACTGTCATAGCCATATAATTTGGCTAGTTGTTCATCATACATCAAGCCCTCTTCTCCTATATTTCGGTTACTGTGTATGATGACTTCGGGTTCCCAATCTTTATCCAGTAACCATTTTAGGTTATTATTAGTCATCTATCTGTACCTCCGGCAATTCATCTCTCATACTTTTAATCATAGCTAGTTCACCACGTAAGTACCCTTGATACCATGTTGCTAGATCCTTAGCTGTATCACAACCGTCTGCCATTGCTAATTCCATTAATTCTGCATTCATTATCTTAACTCCTCTATTTTACTTTCAATATTATCTATTCTAACTTGTATCTCATCTTCCATCTTAGGAGGACAGTCATATCTAGCATCTATCATGCTTTGTAGTGCCATATTCATGTGGGTTAGTTTCCTATCTATATTAGTCATATAGGTTGCTTTTTGTATGTGCTTATTAGAACTCTTTAATGAATACAGACACATATCTGCATTACCTACTGTTAGCATCATTGCTAAAATTATTATCTTTTTCATGTTATTCCTTTAATTGAAGATAGGTCATTGTAGCATTAGTAAACTTAAAGTATTGTTAAGCTATAGTTTAAGTTAAGTTAAGGTTTGATGTGATACAATACACTATCTTAAACGAAAGGAATATATATGAAGATGCTAGAAGTAGAAGACAATACGCATTTACAAACTAAGGCACAAGCCAAAGAACGTGGTATGACTATTCGTGGTTATATTGCTTATATAGTAAAGAAAGACAAACAGTTATTAATGAGGGGGAAATGATGATATTGGAAATAAACGAAGTATTTGAAAAGCTGATACCAAAACTAAAAGAGGAAGAGTTCCTACAATTAGAAGAAAGCATTAAAGATGAGGGATGTAGAGACCCTATAGTGGTATGGAATGGCACAATCATAGATGGACATAATCGTTATTCTATATGTACGTTGCATGATATACCATTTAACACAGTAGAACGCCATTTTAACAATGAAACAGAGGTTAAAGAATGGATGTATGCTAACCAACTAGGAAAGCGTAATATAACCCCAGACGTTGCAAGTGCATTAAGAGGTAAATTATACAAGAGTCGTAAGCTGTCGCATAGTTCAGAGGGTAAATTGAACCATCAAAATGAGGGTTCAAAGACAACAGCACAGCAAGTAGCAGAAGAAACTGGAGTGTCAAAAGCAACAGTAGAACGTGACGCTAAATATGATGACGCTTTGTGTGCCATTGAAGAAGCGAATGAAGAGCTATATACTCAGATATATAACAATGAAGTAAAGCTAACTAAAGCAGAAGTAACCAACTTAGGTAAAAAAGATGCAGACGTTATACAGAATGTCGGTGACCGTATCTTAAACAAAGAAGCTGGTAGTGTTAAACAAGCCTACAAGATAATAGAACAAGAAGAACGGGCAGAAGTAGTAGCACAAGCTCCAGCAAAAGAAGATAAATCATTACTTCTAGGTTCTGCACCAGATATGCTAAAAACATTAGCAGATAATAGCGTGGACTTAGTATTGACTGACCCACCTTATGGAGTAGATTATACAGATACTAGAGATAGTTTCAACCCAGATTACTTAGATGGTAAAGATTATGCTTTAAAGCTATTAGATGATACTTGTAGGGAACTTGTTAGGGTAGTGAAGCCAGATGCCCACCTTTACTTCTTTTTTGCTATGTGGAACGTTACAGAAACAAAAGAGATAATAGGCAAGTATTTTGATATTCATCCTATACCATTAATTTGGGCAAAGAATAATCATACACTATGTGATTTTGATAAAAGATACGCTCCTATGTACGAGCCTATATGGTTCTGTTCTTCTAAAGGTAGAAGCCTAAATGAAAAGTGTTCTAGGGATGTTCTTAGCTTTGATACACCTAGAAATAAAGTTCACCAAGCACAAAAGCCAAAAGAGTTGTTGAAGTATCTTATAGGTAATTCAACCATAGAGGGGGAAACTGTACTAGATTGTTTCGCTGGTTCTGGTAGTACTTTACTTTCAGCTAAAGAAATGAATAGAAAGTATATAGGCATTGAGTTTGATGAAGATATATATAAGATAGCACTTGAGGCTATACTATGATACCTTTTGAAGAACTAACTACTACACAAAAGGGTACAGTGGGTGAGGACATTGTAAAGAGTTATCTAGCTTCTAAAGGTTGGATAATATACGATACTAATTATAAAGGAGCACATCCTTTTGACTTCATGTATGCCTCTGCTGATAAGCAAAAGATATTCTTAGCAGATGTTAAAACAAAGAAACGCTTTGACTTTAGAAAAAAAGGGCTTCATGTAACTGGCATAGACACTAGACACTTTAAACAGTATCAGCACTTACAGAATGAATATAATAATGATTTCGTTCTTTTCTTTGTAGATGAATTAGAAGGGAGTGTGTACTGTAATCTAATATCTAATTTAGAACTAGCTTCCTATGAGGTGACAGATAAAAGAAGTACAAAGACTATATTTAATTTAGATGATATGATGGAGGTATGTAAGCTTACAAGTAATGAAATAGATATACTTAATAGACTATCAAGTGGTAACCATGAGTACTAGACATAGCGTTGCTCTTATTCTTCCGAAGGGATGCTAGAAGCATATCCAAACTAGGAATAACTGTCAAGGGTTTTAGACAATTGGTTAAAAGTTATACAACGCTGTATAAA